TGAAACTTCGTTGTACGTTTCGCAGTGATCGCACTTGCAGCGTATGTTGCTAATTTCTCCTACGCTTTTAGCGCGCAGTTTTAAGAAAATATACTCGAGGTCAAATGACGTCAATTGTTCTGGCTTGCATACGTTGAATGTACATGCGCGTATAATATCTTTGATTGCTGACATCATTTCGCCAGAATTATTAGACTCCTGTGCAAGCAATAATATTTTTTCTTCTTTTACGAGGAATGGACGATATTCAATTGACTGTGAAGTTGATGGTACAGTCAGTATATATTTTGGTGATTCAAGTGTTGGTAATGGCATAATGTTATATATTAGTGTATAATTTTCAATTTATCATATGTAAATACTACTGTTACTTTTTGAATAGTAGATTCACTGTTGTTGTCTAATTCCATGGAGTTTAGAGTAATTGGATAGGCTCCCTGTAGAGTTACTTTATGAACCTCTTTATTTTGTTCATCTAGTTGAGTAATACCTATTTCAGTCTTGTAGTCGTTATAATTAGAAGTTAGTAAATACGAATCGACATTTATTATTTTCTGCATCCATTTGTCTATTGCAGTTTTAATAAAATTATTATTAGTTGCAATAAAAGTCATTGTAACGTCGTCCTCAATATATCCAGTTGGTATTTTTATTGGACGACGAGTGCCAATGTCATAGTCTAAAGTTGTTATTTGTTTTCCTGGAATGCTAGCGGCCTCACACAAGTATGGTATGTCTCTTGTTGATTCGGGCGACCCTGGAATTGCAGCAAATGTTACATAAAACCGATTTATCTTGGCAATTCCGCCATTTCTAATTATAGCAGACTTAAAATCATTTATTGATGAAGACATATTAGACTAGAGTGCGTGTTTTTTGCCAAATTGAATTATTCTTTTGACCTACAAAGGATTCAGTTGGTAGAAAGAGTGCTATTTCCCATTCTTTTGGAAGCACTTCAACAGTCTTAGAGACTACATGTTTGTACAAGTAGTGTTTAAAGCAAGGAGCGTATGCTCGTAACTTCGCAGTGCTGTTTAACATGTCATATGATAGCCTAAAACGAGTCGTCTCGTCTAGCTTTTTATTAGTCATATGATCCATAAGACGATCAAAAAAGACTGCTCGTTGTCGAGGTGGCAAGTAGTGTAAGTTTAGGCCATAAAATCCTCCCTTTGCTGGTGCTACCATGAGTATAAGCGGAAACTTATCATAGTATGGCAGTGTCTCTTTGTATTTCGGGTCATATAAAAACATAAACATACGACCAATGAGTGGTTTGCCACGCGTCTGTAGTGAGTCATCGTTTAACACTTTTGACGGTGATATGTTTGATAGGCTGCGTATTTTACGCAAAAACCAGTCACGCGACTCTGCAGAACGCGGTAAAAACCCAGCACGTTCTGCATCGGCTTGAATCTTAGAAAAAAGAGACGGCATATATCTATTTATAACGTTTTTTTACGTCAATAATTTTATGCCAAGCGCCTTTATAGTGTCTTCGGTCCATACCTCAAAAATCCATCCTCGATCGGCGCAATATTCTCTGGCCGCTTCCCATTTTGATATGTTTTTAGCGTATGTAAGAACCTCTGTAATGTATGCCTTTGTTTTTCTAGATTTCACAGTTGGTTCCTGTGTTTGTTTTTTGGGTTTTATCTCGATTAGATAAGTTTCACCAGTTTTAAATTTAACCTTTAAATCCACAAAATATCTATGACTCTTCCCATCTGACCTACACCGATATGGCACAACTGTTTCTTCGCTACTCCAAGAGACTACTGCAGTGTTTTCGTCACACCACCTAAAAACTTGACGCTCCCATAGCGAACGATACACAACTCCGGATGCGTCCCCGTCATATTTTTCTCGATTTATTATGCGATATTTACCGCTATAATATTGCTTTTTTGCCATATAAATACTTATATGTCAAGTACATATGGTTTTCCAAGCAATCGGTCGACACTAGCGTCTCGACCGTTTATTAGATTCTCATGTAAAGGTAAACATGCTACAACTATAGTATTGCCAATACCAGGTTCGCTCCAGTTTGGTGATGGCGCAACATACAACAACAATGTTGAATTAGGCGCTTTAGGAAGCGCTGTTGCTGGTATAGCGTCAGCCGCCTCTGGTGCAAATTCCTTTAAAGGTGCCGGTGCTGCAGCAGCTGCACAAATAGCCAATGCATATAATACTGCAAAGACAGAACTTGCAAATTCATCAATTTCTTCCATAATACAAGGTGTGACTGCTCTAACGGGAGCAAATGAGACCATTCAAAGTGCAATAAGCATTGGTACTGGAACTACATTAAATAAAAATATATCAACTGAATTTACTTCTACGAATACGCGAGTCTTTACGTTTGCTTTTCAATTGATTCCATCATCTACTGATGAAGCAACTGCTATACGAAATATTGTAAATGCATTTCGTATAAATCTTTATCCAGAAGGCGGTGTGTTTCAATTAAAATATCCGCCAAAATGGGCTATAGAGTTTAGACGTGGAGGAAGCGGAAATGTTATATCTGATATACCAAAAATCGGACCAACTTATTTAACAGAAGTTAGTACTACATTTAATAGCAGTGCTAACATGTGGAGAGCTGATGGGTCGCCCATTGAAACGTCTATTCAACTACAATTTGTGGAAACACAGGCTTATAGAGAAGACACAATACCAAAATAAACTATGTCTTTTTTTACACAATATCCTAAAATCAATTATGATTTATTTTCAGATGGTTCTATATTTGAACTTACTGATATTTCTCGTGCTGTAATTATAAATTCGACACGTATTGCTGATGATAGCGCACTATACACATACTATAGTATAAATGATGGCGATCGTCCCGACGTAGTTTCACATAAACTTTATCAAACATCCTCTTATTACTGGACATTTTTTATCGTAAATGATTTTTTGCGTGACGGTTATACCTCATCTTGGCCGCTGTCATACCGAAACTTTACAAAAATGATGGAACAAGAATACTCTAAATATTCAGTGCTATCAGTTAAACCAACTACAAACCCACAGTTAGAGTTGAATGGCACAGGATTTTTAGATATATCTTTTATACCACTAACTCCCCAATATTTACCATATTTAAAGTTTGTGTCTGGAGATGGTGAGTATCGTTCAAATTTTATTCGGTATGATGCAAAAAGACACCAATGTATTATAAGTGACATACACAAAATTATTAACGCAAAAAGAGTTGAAGTGCCATCTAGAGAAACTTTCGTAGAGAGTAATAATCATGCATATAAAATAGCTTGGGATGACTCAGTGCGCGAGTTAAAGTTGTCTTCTGCAGATGCTAAAGATAAAGATAAAGTTTTAAAGGCAGAAATAGATGCGCAAAATAAAAATATAGCTTTAAAAACTGAATGGATTGATTCAATCTATTCTATGATTACTCAATATGATATTACTGGAGTAAGTGAATATATTGCTGCAAGAGCGACAAAGGAAGAATATATTACTTCAAAAAGACTTATGATAGCAAATCCAGAATTTAGATGGAGCGACTATTCTAATGCTGCATATGAGTATTATTCGCCAAGCGATTCCGTATTGAGCGCATATGACGCTCTAACAAATGATCTTATAGTCAATCCAAAAATAACATCATTTTTTGAATATGAAGCAGCTATTAATGATTCAAAACGAATGATAAGAGTAATACGCCCAGAGTTTATACAAACTTTCTCTGAGCAGTATTTTGATACTATAAATGATGTATTATAAATTATATGGCCTCAAATAAGACATCAAAAACTCATACAAAAAATACACCAAAGGTTGGTTATAGCGATCAATCAACAATAAATTTACCTGGCGCATTTGAAGTTAAAAAAATGACTCTTATTGCGTCAGATGGTAAGACTAAAGATATTAGGAGTCTAGTAGAGTCTTTTACAATTACTACTGAATTGTTTTCTCCGGTAATTACATTTTCTGCGTCACTGCGTGACACTGAAGATTTATTTTCTAACAAGGATTTTGTAATATGCGGCCAGGAAAATATTGAAGTAGAAATATGGCCTGGAACAGAAAAAAGTAAGCAAGGTGACCTTATAAAACATACATTTTCAGTAAAAGAATATCCGAGTCTTATGCGAACACCAGATTCGCCGCACGTACAAATATATACTCTAATAGCAATTTCAGAATTTGCTTATCGTAGTAGTCTTATGAATATTTGTAGACCACTAGATGAAGGCAAAACATTAGATCAAAATATAGAAACTATTTTTAAAGATGATTTGCGTCTAGGAGAAATCTTTGGTAATAAATTTGAATTTGTAAAATCTGGTGATGTAGAAACTAAATTTAAAGGAATTATAAACATTCAGCGACCACTACAGGCCGCAGAGTGGTTACGCTCTCGGTGTTTTGACGAGGATAGTTCTCCATTTTTTCTATATAGTAGCACAGTTAGCCCAGAAAGAATATTTTTTACTTCATGGAAAACGATTTCTAAACAAAGCGCAACTGTAGCAACATATGAATTTAAACCATTTGTTAAAGAAAAACCTGGCACAGCAGAGCACACTTCAAGTGAACGTAAAAGGCTGTTATATATGTCGTCATCATTAAAACTTGATCGTTTAAAAGCAGCAAATTCTGGGGCATATGCCAGTCGATATAATGTAATAGACTTTTCTTCTAAAGCGTTTTATATATTAGACTTTACTGGAGATGCTACAACCGATTGGAAACCTCGTGAATATAAAGTTAAGTTGCGAGACGGCACTGCAAAAACTGCTTCAATGCATAAACTTCCAAGTTGTAACATATCTACGGCACATATAAATGAAGGAATTTCTGAACTTGCTAATGTGAGTGTAGGTGGAGTCGCGGCAAATTCAATTACAGCATGCTTAAATAACTTACCTCCTGCTCGAGCACTATATGCTAGGCTAAACGAAACAAATCATGAAATTGTTGTATATGGCGACTCAGCGATGCAACCTGGCGAAAAAATAAAATTAAAGGTGCCAAAAACAAAACTCACTGAAAACGCGTCAAACGATTCTGAAGAGGACCCTATTGCGTCAGGTGAATATATAATTTTAGTCGCAGCATCTATTTTTTCAAATGGTATTTTTACAAATAAATTAAAGGTTACTAAACTTGTTCCTAGTGTAACTGGACAAATATTAGGGGCTGAAGGAACTGAGGGCGGTGCTATTGAAGGTGAAGCTTCAACCGGAAATAATATAAATCAAAATGGTGTTGGAAAAACTACACCCTCAACTGAAAGTCAAAAAGCATACTATAATAAAATGTATAACGCGCTATATAAAGAAGCGGTCGCTAAAGGACTGCCAAATCCAGACGTCGTTGCTCGTCTTGGAGCTGCCCAAACGTGTTTAGAAACAGGATATGGCACGCGAATGGTTGGAAACAACGCGTTTGGAATAAAAGCGCACACTGGAAAAGGAAATGCTGGAGCAGTCACTGCCTCAACAAAGGAAGAAATAAATGGAAAAACTGTCACTATAAATGATAGTTTTAGGGCGTATAGCAGCGTAGAAGACAGCGCAAAGGGCTATATTGATTTCTTGTCTGATAATAAACGATATTCAAAGGTATTAGCTTCAACAAATGTTGCAGACGCTGTGAGGGAAATTGATGCAGCTGAATATGCAACATCTTCAAATTATGCGCGAGACGTTGGCTCAATCGCTAGAAAATTCCAATATGAAAATTGATCATTGGTTTGCAGCATCTGTAGTAAATATCGCTGACCCATTTAATGCTGGTCGGGTGCAGATACGCTGTTATGAGTATCATGAACTTGATGACGTTAACTGCATTCCGGACGATAAATTACCATGGGCGACTACGCTCCTACCAATCACAAGTGCAAGTAATGCTTCGGTTGGAACCAGTGCTACAGGTCTAATGGTTGGGAGTTGGGTTTTTGGTTTTTTTAGAGACGAAGATTTGCAAGATCCAGTTATAATTGCTACGATTCCTGGAAATACTACACCAAGTGATGCAACGGCATATTCGGACGGATCTGCTCATACAAGTTCAACAAATACTTCGCAATATATTGACGGTGCACCAGCAGCAAATTCGGCAAATATGTCTGCACTTGGCGAACCTGCGCCATGGGCTGAAGAGGCAGCATCTAAAGGCGCAGTAGACTCATTTGTCAGCGACGTACTCGGTTCTTCACAATAACTATAATTATGTCTAATGTTTCAAATCAATGGTGTGCTGGAAAATTAACTGGCTTTTTAAAGTCATCACTTAATATTTCAGGCGATGACTTGCCTCCTGATACAACTAGTTTAGGTGATTGGCTTAAGTGGCCATTTGGTAAAGGGGCAAAATATGTGAATCAAATATCAAATCCAAAAACTTTATATAAGGGTGACATTATAATACGAGGTGCTGCAGAGGACTATGTCGCAATTGTGTATGAAGGAGGTTCAGTGTCTGGTACTTATAAAATTGCGGAATTTGATTATATTACAAAAAAGATTACTAAGAAAAGTACCACTGGCTCAGTGGCCTATGTGTTGCGCATACGCGGCGCATATGGACAAGAAGATGTTCCAGCCGCCGCCACTGGTCCTGGAGATGTAACATATGCATCTAGTTTTAAAGGCGCAACCCGCAATAAACCAATATCTCCGACGTTATTTGGAATTCTTAAATCTGTATCTGCTGCTACTAATATTAAAGTGGAAATATTTAGTGGAGGTCAAGATACAGCAGAAACTCCAAAAGCTAGGCGCACCGGTTCAAAGAGACACGACGTATGGAATGGTTATGGTTGGGCAGCAGACGTTTGGCTATATTATAATGGTAGACGATTAAATTGTACTGTTGCAAATGACATACCTCTACTTTTTAAATTTGTGAAAGCATGTAAACAGGCTGGGTGTACTGGCGCCGGAATGGGACCAGGTTATATGGCTAATGTTGGATTACACATAGACATGGCAAATGGTCGTTCTATTGGAAATGGCGCAGCTATTTGGGGCACTGGTTCAAGATCAGCTGGCGCACCAACTTGGTTAAGATCTGCATTTACTTCTGGAACATTATAAGTAACAATATATTATAATACAATATGGCTAATACTTTTAATCAACCATTTCCAAACGATCAGTCTATATATCCATATAACAACGTGACTCAAACGCGGTCTGGTCACGTGTTTGAGGTTGATGACACATTAGGTAATGAACGCATAAATGAAAAGCACAAGTCTGGTACAGTCAGAACAGTGTTGCCTGATGGATCATTGAATACTACAATTGTTAAAAACAACTATACTGTTGTTTGTGGAGATAATAATGTTACAATTGAAGGAATTGCTTCATTTACATTTGGAACTAAAAATAATCCTACATATGTAAATATTACAATTAACGGGGATTGTAATATGGAAGTAAATGGTAATTATACCCAAACTGTTAAGGGTGAATATAAGTTAAAATGCGGCTCATATAAAAACGAAGTACTTGGCGACAAAGCTGAAAGTGTGGTTGGTAAAAAAGACAGCATAATTGGAAATGGTGTAAACAACACCGTTCGAGCAGGAGGTGTAAAAAGCATGGTTGTTGGCAGCGTTGAAAAAACTGTCCTTGGAGGATACACTGGAATATATACTGGTGCGGCTGATACGACTGCACTTCTTGGAGTGAGTATGTCATCTCCAGCCGGCCCAGCCACAATTGGAGGCCTCTCTGCGTGCGTTGACAGCGCGACTACATTAAACATGACTTCACTTGGGTTAACAAATATGACTTCATCATTTACAAATATAACTACTCCACTAGTTAGTGTACTTGGAGGAGGAGTTGTGGCAGCTGGTGATCTTCGTGCTGGCGCAGGCATTACAGGGATGTTAACTCACCTTCACCTTGGTGATGGATCCAAAGGGATTCCAACTCCAACTGTGCC